TTTCATATTTCATGTGTTCAAATGGAGCTTCTACTTTATAAACACCACCATCGTACTTTGCATCCCCCATATATTCTGTAGTACCCCAACCTACTCCACCTGTTGTTAATTGTTCATGCTGTAAAGCTAATTTTGTACCTAGACCTTTATATTGAAATATTATTTCTCTGTATGGTAATGCTACATTAACTTGACTTTTAGAAATGTCAATAAACTTACTTATGTTAAATGGTGAGCCTGAACTTGGATTAGCATAAAAGTCATCTAAAGTCTGAACTTTAATAATGCCATCATCTAATACATAAGCCGTTAAATTATATAATCTGAAAATACCTGTTAAAAAATCTAAGACCTTTATTGGTGGCAATTGAGCTGAAGGCACAAATTGAGTAGTTGCTGCTATAGTATAGGCACTCACATTAAAAGTATGTGATTCAGGAACTATTAAATCTGTAAGCTGCCATGAAATTGAATCTAAAGTAAACTCTTCTCTTACTACTATTTGAACTTGATAATTTCCATTAAATAAATCAATGTTAGCATTAGCAGTATTTGGTGCTGTAGCTGAAAATGAATTTTGTATAATACCATCTCTAATTACATTAACAGTGTAAACAGTATTCTCGGCTGCATTAGGATTTACAGTTAAAGTAGATGTTATTTTATTATTTCCTGTTTGATTACTTACTGTAACTGTTTGACCTGTGGCTGTTACATTAGTCATGGTAGAATCTAAACCAAAATCTACTAACTGTGGAAAAGTTGCAGGTGCATTAGGATCATCTACATTTCCTTTTTTTCTATGCATCCACATATATAAATTATAGTAAGCATCATTTCCAGTAGTCTTAAAAAAGTCTGTAGAAAATGTTAATCCATAAGTTTTTTCTATAGCTAGTATTACTAAATGAACTCTTATAGCATATTTTAAATCTTTCCAATACACTCCATGATTCATGGCTGCACTTTCACCATTTCCATTTGGAGCTAAATTACCATTGTCTGCTGTATCACTAGCTGAATCGTAAAACAATCTAGTAGTATGACTAATTAAAGGAGTTATAATTGCTTTAGGATAGCTCACTCCATCATTTATAATATCATAACCTGATACAAGTCCTGTATAAATAGAAGTAGAATTGTATGGTTTAGAAAATCCATCTATCCAATTTGAACCACCTACAAGTGCATCAAGAGTATCTTCACCAATTAAATCTTTTAATTCTACAGTGTTTCCAAAGAATGTGATTTTATAGCCATAAATTTCATTATTTTTTAGCTCAGTTCCTTCTAGTTTTATTTTTCCTTTTTGAAAGGTTAAATAATTTAATTCTATTGTAGCATTAACTTTTAATCTACCATCAAAGCCATCAACTATGTTATAATTATAGTAATGTTTAAACAGCTTATTATTTACTTTAGAAGCAGGAACTACAAAACTTTGAGAAAAGCTTGTAAACACTTTAGAAATGTCTTTAATATCCTGAATAGTATTAGTTAATGAAACACTTTCATCATTAAATAAATCTAATCTTGTATTTTCTATATAAAGCTGAATGTTTTGCATTATCTAATATTGTTTATAGTATCAAATGCATAAGCAAAGTCAATAGTGTAATTAATCAAATTATCATTAACACCTTTTTTAAATTTTAAAGACTTAGTGTTTAAATTAATTGGCAATACTGAATTACCATTATCCACCCAGATTTGCTCACTTAACATTAATTGTTTAATAATTTCATTAAAGCTTTCTTTTATAAAACCAGTGTTCATTGTTATTGTCTCATTTCCATTAACAGATAAATTTGCAACTGAAGCTTTTGATATATCATAGCTAGGTGCTGCATTATCAAATTCCATTATATTCCTTTGATATGAATTTGAATTAGTTGAAATGCTAGTAGTTGATTTTTTAAAGAATGGCATAATTTGCATAGCTCCAAACTTGTTATAGAATATAACTTGTAGCTGCTCATATTTAGGTTCACAAACTGCTTCTAGTGTGATAGTATAAGATTGCTCAAAACCAGTCTTAGTAGAAACTACAGAAATTGTGTCTCCAGATTGTAGTGTTAAAGTTGGTGTCACTCTTATATAAACTATCTTTTCCATTGAATCTGTAGAGTCAGGAACTATAATAGGAGTTAATATATTACCCCAAAAGTTCTGGTATAAGTTCCAAAACTCATCTGTTCTTTCCCACTTAATGTTCGCTCCACCACCACTAACAAAAGTAATAGTTGGCTCAGCTTCAGAAAAGACAGGAAAAACAATATCAGTTCCTTGTTTAAAATAGATTGTAGTATTGCTTTGTAATAAAGCAGGGGTGAAATTAGGCTGTGAAATAATAGAATAATTGTCAGGTGTTGAAATCATTATATCATCCTTTAAAGCTAAAGAAGTATTACTTTCAATAGCTGTAATTGTTGTTGATCCTCCTTCACTTAAATTGTTTACAGTGTCTCCTAGATTAACAGTATTCAAAAAAGACTGAGTACTGTCTTGTAATTTATAAGCTACAGTTAACCCATCTGTTGTTCCTGTTGTTAATGTGTTTATTGGATTAGTAGATTGTCTAGGATTAGCTCTATTTTCAAAATAGCCAAAGCCTTCAAATCCTAATAAATCTAAAGTTTGATTTTCTGTTCCTGCATCAGTTGTAATAACACTGTCACCTTCAACCCATACTCCATCAGTTGAAAAGTTTCCATATTCAGTATCTAAGAAATCTTTAACTAAAGAACTTATTTCATAAACAACGTAATTGTTTCCACTTAATGGAGTTTTAGTTAAAGTATATTGAGCAGTTGCAGGTCTAGCAGTTGTGAAAACTCCTGAGTAAATATACAGGCTAAGTGTTACTGATGTTATGGTGTTTGCTGAAGGTGTTATTTTAATGTAATATGGACTTCTTGCATTTAGTATTGTACTCATAATTTTTTCTTATAATCATCTATTTTTTTAATCTCTTCCATTAAGTCTAATACATAAGCTTGGGTAACTTCTTGAGGATATCTTTTAAAAGCTTTTATAAATGGTTTAGTAAAAAACATACTTGCCCTTATTCCTTTCTCTTTAATACTATTAGCTAGTATAAAACCCATTGTTTTATATGAACCAAACTTTCCTGTTTTATCTCTTGGCTGTAATCGCATTCTTTTTGCAAACTTTCCTAAAACTCCTAATCCATCTGAAGACTGTTTTCCTGTATGGTATTCAACTCCCTTTAGATTACTACTTGCTTTGTAAGAAAAAGGTGATCTTCTATTTTCTATATAATTTGATTTAACACCTTTAACACCTTGATCTTGAAACATGCCATAATCCTCCATGTCAAATGTGATGTTAAAGCCTTGAGAAGTCTTTTTAGGAAAATAAGCTATTGAGTTATATAGCTCCTTAGTTGCATTATGTTTGCCTTTAGTAAGATTAGTTCTAGATTGTTGAACTACATACTTTCCAAACTTATTAATTTCAATTTCTAAATTCTTTAAATCCATTAACAGATTGTCATATTAGTTGGAACTACTACATCAAAAGAAACTGCCCACCCAGTTAAAGAATTTTCAAATCTCTCATTAAAAGGCTCGCAGCTTGCAGTTCCTTCAACTTGATATAAATCACTAAATAAATCTCCTCTCATTAGTTTACTTACTATTCTTGCTGCTATGTTTAGCTGAGTATTTAAAATGTCCTGTTCGTTAGTATTGCCTAGAAATGTTGAAGTGATTTCAGTCTTAGGATCATCAACAATATCCATACACATTATAGTCACACTAAAGATCGTTGTTGGTTTAGATATTGTAGCTTGATTGATCATAATGTGTGATAATGGAAATATCGTTTGCTTAGACAGATCAATGTCGTATATGCTACCATAGCTTACTGTATTAACAAATGGCTCAGCTTGTAATGCTGTTCTAAGGGTGTCAATTATGTTATAATATGTAGTCATAATGTTTTAATAAATATTGGAGTAAAAGAATTTATATCACTGTTATTTGTTTCTTCTATATAATCGTTAAGCCACTCTAAAGCTGCATCAAATTCAAAAACCTTGTTAGTTACTTTTGCTTTAATTAAACAATCTAAACATTGCCAGTAATCATAAACTGCTCTTTTAGGATTGCTAGTAGATATTCCTATAAGAGCATCATCAAAACCTTCAGCTAATACTATACTTTCATCATAAGGAATTAATCCTCTTTCGTAAAGCTCCTCTACTATAAACTCTTTCATCATTTTCTTAATATTCTTGATTCTAGTTCTGATTTTTCTTTTTCAAATGTTAAGAAGGTTAAGCATTGGTGTAAAGGGAGTTTGGTAACTTCATCAAACTTGGCAACACTTCCTTGACTAAGACAGTAAATTGAGTTATAATATCCCCACTTTCTGTTAAAGTTTGCTTTTGCTGAGAGGTCAGCTTCTCCATCTCCTTGTAAAAAGAGTTCGGTATATCTTTTAGTAATACCATCCCTAAATGATAAAAAAAAACCATAGCTCCTAGTGCTGCATCTAATGGCATTTCTTTCATGTCGTACTTGTCATAGTACTGATATGGCTCTATTAAGTATTTATGTTTATGTCTGCTAGTTTCTGGTCTAAATAAAACACCCATAGCATGGTGCATAGAATCCCAGTCTTTTAATGTAGAATCTAAATCAACGTATTCACCAAATGTTATTTCTTCTAAATTTGGTATAAATGAAAACACTTGTTCATCTCTTGTAAAGCTTTGTTTAAATTTTGGTTTTTGTTGGAATAATGTTGTCAAGTGTAATACAATCTTTTCTAATGATTTGTATTTAATATTCATGACTTCTTTTAGTTCTAGATCACAAAATATTTCCACCATCTTTTGATTTAGAAATAAGCTGTCTTTATTTTCTTCAGATATTTTAAGAAACTTTTGATACTGTCCTAATGTTATATCTTCTAAAGCATCTGGAACTAAAATTTTAACTTTCATATTATATGTACGATAAAATCAGAAAGTGTACTCCACCCTATTTAATAAATATGATACTCTCCTCTATTTGGATTTTCTAATTGCATCATTAATGCATATCTAGCTGCATCAATACAATCTGGATGTGAGCCTGTAGGCTTTTGTAAGTCATTACCTTCTTTGTCTTTTGCCCATATATAACCTTGAAGCTCTTTAATTAGATTCTTGCTTCTTCTAGTTACATATATTTCGTTTTGGTTTATTAGGTTCAAACCATATATAATTGAATCTCTGCCTTTTGAAACAGGATAAATTGAATGCCCATAGTTCTTGAGTTCAGCTATTGATTTTGGTTCTGCTGAGTCTGCAAAAATGTTTTCTTTTATGTTTTGATTAGTTAGAAATAAGCTAATGTCTCTATTATGCATTCCTTTTCTACAAAGCATCTGATCAAATATGTAAGCATTATTCCATTTATACAATCTGATATATGTTGAACTGTCTACAGAATAGCCAAAATCCATGCCTCCACAAAGCAGCCTTGCTTCATTTGGAATAGTATCAATTTGTTTCCAGTCTGGAATACATACTCCTTCTAAACTACCTATCTCACCTAAGCCATATACCTTCCACCAGTTAGACCAATAAGTAGAAGTCTTTGCTTTTACTTTAGCTTTTTCAATTTCTTTAACTATTGATTCTGGAAGACTGTCATTGTCTTTATAAGTCAAGGTTACAAAGTCTGTATCTTCTTGACCTATTAGTTCTTTATCCACCCAAAACAGATTAGCAGGATTGTAATCAAGCCAGATGTCTCCACTTGTTCTAACTGCTAATTGTTGATAGGCATCAAAAGGTACATTGTTACATTCATTAATATAAAGATCAGTTCTTCTTGCTCCTCTTAGTTTGTCAGGTTGATCAGTAGAAAAGAACTCTATATAAGAGCCATTACTAAATTCGTATTTTAAAGTACTCTTATTATACTTTTTTTCATCATACCTGTTCAGTGCCTTAAGTATATTAAGAAAGTCTTTTAAAGCTCCTCTGCGCAAGTGAGGGATAGATTCAGATACCACACTAATCTCTTTGCCTTTATTTCTAATAGCATAGTCTATTAAGATTAATAGTATTGCAATCGTTTTTCCTGCTGACGATCCACCCCTAATTATCTTAGTTCTACTGTTTAGATTTCTAAGTTTATTTAAAGCTAAAGTTTTACTGACTTGCATCTAATCAATAAACAAAGGTTGATCTTCATTTATTCTAATGTCCTTAGTCTCTTTAGGTTTACCTGCATAATAGTTATAATACAATTGTACAAATCTAAAGTCTTGATCTCTTAGACCTTGTTCTAAAGCTTGAAATGCTATAGGCTCTAATGGACTTAATCGTTCTATTAACTCTATCTCTTCTATCTTAGGTTTTCTACCTGAGTTTTCTCTTTTGCCTCCTCTATTTTCTATTTTCATTCTTATATTAGTTTTGAAAAACTTTGATTAATCAAAAATTTATATTGCTATTC